TTATCGCATTTTACTTTTTGCTGCTTCATATTCATTAATATGGTCCTTAAAAGTGCTTATCGCTTTTGGCAATGACCTGTTAAGTAAACCATTAATCTCCTGTGATGCTTTTCCGTTTCTGACTACCACGATATATCCAAGAGTCAGATCTTGTCTTATCATCGGATTTAATGGTTCTATGCCTATGCTAATCCCCGTGTTTTTATACTTAGCAACCGGATACCCAACTGAACTATGGATAACAATATTGCCGCTATCTGCAAGCCTTGATAACATTCTGTCGCTGTATATCGTTTTTCTTAAATCCTCTAAAACAGGGATATAGTGTTTATCCATGTTTCCTGTTAAAGCTGTAGGCAAGTAGATTTTTGTTTTTATTTTTCTCATGATATTTTCCTGTTATTGTTTTTATTTAATACCATGCAACTAATCGTAATATCAAAAATATTTATTATGCTTTTATAGATGTTTTATAACATCTGTGATTTTATAGTTTCTTCACTCATCTGTGTGAGTTCTGAAACCAAACGGATATAAATATTTTTCACCCTGTCTTTATCACAACGACTTACAGACTCTGATAACAGATAATGGTCATAGTTATTGACACAAATGCTGTTGCCGTTTTCAAGAGTTAATTTCAATCCAAGTTCTGTATCTTCTACTGTGTTTACAATACAGATCATAAATGGTGTTTTGTCATGTGGATGGAAGAGTGTGATCATTTTGATATTATTCATTATATTTTCCTTTTTTTATTTATTACTGTTTAATACTCTATCGCAAGTGTAAAAATCAAATATATTTTCATTTATTAATGATTTTACTTCTTATTATTAAACTTCTTTTTGAAAAGATTTTTATCTCTGTGCTTATGCACGGCTACGCCCTAAAACTGACATTTTGTATTTTATTTTACTACTATGAGCTAATAAGCGAATGTATTCGCTCATAGTCAGATCTATTTTCCTTTTAACTTTTAATTCGGATCCTATTTTTAAACATAGCATTCCCCATCTGACATATAGCATTTGCTCTTAAACGTATAGGAAAACTATATCTTTAGTAGCAGCACTTCGTGATTGTTGCCAACAATCACTTTGCTGGACAGGGCTTGTCCCTGTTAATGATGGATTTTTCAATTAATAATTTTTCCCATATAAATTACTGCCTGTAATCAGTTATAAGAGCTTTAAGCGTGAAGATGGTTATATGTGTTATCTTTCAGATCCCAAATCCTTACCACACTTCCTGTGCGGTTTATTAACAGTTTACAGAACACTCTTACTTACATTTATTGATATTTATTTTTACCTGATACATTCAATTATTTTTTTGAAAATACATACATTGTGCTGGCGCACGGCTACGCCCCTAATACTGGTATAAAACTATTTTCCTTGTTCAGCTATAATGCATTAATATTTTATCAATGGACAACAAAGCGATCAGTATAAAGATCATTCCCTCCACCAAGTTAGAATTCAGATCCTATGCGAACATGATATTCCCTCTGACATATAGCATTTGCTCTTAAACACATAGGAAAACTATATCCTTAGTAGCAGCACTTCGTGATTGTTGGCAACAATCACTTTGCTGGACAGGGCTTGCCCCTGTTAATGATGGATTTATCCAAAAAAAGATCGCGTCGTAGACGCTAATAAAACAAAAGAAATCTTAATTAAGCTCTCGCAATAAAAGCAGCGGTTCGTGATTGTTCGAAACAATCACTTCGCTGATAGCAGTTATTAAGGAATACAATACCCCCTGTAAAACCACTAAAACATAACGCAAAAGTAAAACTGGACTCTCTTAACTTCTTACTAATTATTTAATTATAAGCATAGTCCCGGACCAGTAAAATCGCGGCTTCACAACTTTTTTTCCTATGTTCGAACATAGCAAACTCCTATGTTCAAACATAGATCCGTCCTATGTTCGAACATAGCAAGATCTATGTTCGAACATAGTTTTTTTAACATATAACATTGTCATAAGAATATACTTCCTATTTTATTTATAGTTCTACTATTGACTTTCACTTTTTTGCATAGTATTAAAATATATATAACAAAAATAATAAGAGAGAATAATATGAATACACCAGATGCTGATCTATTACACTTATTTGAATCATTAACTACAGAACAAAAGATTGATATCGCAAGACGCTTGCTACAAAACAAAGAAATAAAATCAACGACAGTTATTTCTTCTGAGGAAGATAAAGCTATATCGTTTTCACAACCTTATGTATTTGCTTTTACTTCCAACTTTCGTGTCTTCTCTGATCTTGACATATCCAAGAATGAATTCCGTGTATTAACCTATATTCTGGAGTATATGGAGTTTGGAAATCTGATCAATCTTTCGCAATCATCGCTGTGTAAAGCACTGAACATCGCTTCCGGTAATATGTCTAACATTTTTAAAAAACTCAGACAGAAAGGAATACTCGTCGAGCATCATGGTCATCTCTATATCAACTCTAACATTTTCGCTAAAGGAATGAGTCACCAACTGGATCAGAAACGTAAAGAACAGTTGAGCAACGCTCGCAATCTTTGCGCAGAAATAGAACAGTATCCAGAAAGTTATTCAGCTATGTCAAAAAGTGAAAGAAGAACCCTATCCTTAGAAACTGAGACCAAAGAAATCTATACTGACGCATTTGTTTTCAGTAAGAAGAAAAAGAATAATGCTGTTCCTAATACAAATAACAGCATACATATTGATAAACCACGAAAAGTATATAAAAGAACAAAGGAAAATGAGGAAGCAAGAAGAAACGCTGTTGACGCCGACTCTCATATGCAGAAAGTATCCTGATAAAATAACAACAACAAGGAAATAACAATGAAAAAACTACCCGGTTCGCTTGAGATTAAGCTCCACGAAAAACTATCCAAGAGTGATATACTAAATATATTGGCTGAGCAGATGACCATGCTTGAGGAAACATTTGGCATTCAGGAGTTTAAGATTTTCTCTTACCTTGAATGTTATATTGGAGATAAGAAACAAGCATTATATTATAGAAGTCGCAACAGTGCCGTAGCTACATTCAAATTAAAGGGTCTGGAATCCCCGGTAAACACGGCTAAGCTCATATCAAAAGAAAACAGACAACGCATTGTTTCCTTTGATAAAGAACTGGATATAGACAGAATATCTGCTACAGTCCGAAATATACAAAACAATAATCCTTATCAGGGGTGGTCTGAAGGTATCAGTGTTGTTCCTGCCTCAATCATCAGTAAAATGATTCAAGAGGATATAATACGAGCGCAGGAAGAACAAGGCAGACTTTACCGTATTGAAGAACAGCGCAAGAAAGAAGAACAAATACGCAAAGCAAAAGAAAGAGATGAATATGAACGACCTTTAAAGGCTTTTATTTCTTTAAAAATAAAAGAAAGTGGTTTATCTGAGAAGGATTTCAAAAAGCAGGTTTGTTCAAGCTGCGACTATCTGAAAGATCGCTCAACAAAATCAAGATATTTTACTGAACGACCAGACTTGTTAGAAAAATATTATAATGAAAGATTAATTCGTTTCTCGATAAAAGGCACTGATGGTAAAGTAGGAAAAATAGAAATTTATACATATTCAGGAAATCTTATTTTTGAACAGTATAAAACACCTCAGATTGTTTAAACAACTTAAAAGATAAGGATGTAAATAATAGATATTGAAGATCTGACAAAAAAGGTGAAAAAATTAGCGGCTAAGAGAACCGATGAAGAACGGTTAAAATTATTAGTGGACGCTAAGATACTGACTAAGAACGGCACATTTAACTCTCGGTTCTTCTCAAAAGAAACAGTAGCTAAAAGTAAAATACAAAAATAGCGCCCAGCCCCATAAATTTGACACCTGCACCATATCTCGTAATATAAATATATCAACTATTTTATCTACGAGGTATTTCTTATGAGAAAAGTAAAAACAGACAACAGTGATTTAATCGAATACGTAAATACAGTCAAAGAACTAAAAAACCATATTCCGATAGAAGAATACAGAAATGAATATCGCAAACTGCGTTCTGATGATATTCCATTGATAAAAGCTCAGAAATTTAAGTCCGCACATACCGAACTTCGCAGGCTGGATAAAAAGAGAGAATCGCTTATTGAATACTTTATTGATGAGCTAAATCCTATCAGCAGTTCAAAAGCTAACACATCAGCCAAATCATCAGGAAATCTCGATTTATTTAACGAACGCGTGTTATACCGTAAGGCTATTTCAGAAAAGAGTGATGAAGAAATAGTAGCCTTGGTCATAAAACAACGCACAGAAGCCGCTGTTGAGTTCCAGCGTTCAATTGAATACAGTCTTGACCAGCTATCTCGCATCTCGTCAGAGTTCGAGCCATCAAGCCAGAAGCGCAGGAAAATGTCTCTTTAAAGCACTCCTATGTTATTCGTGTGAAATGAGATGTATTAGATTGCTTAAACGATAATGTTTACTATATTATTTACTGACTGTTTTTTTGATTTTTCCAACATCACCGTAAGCATTATTTTTATTAATCGCCCATTTTAAAACACCGGATGACATACTATGAGTGAAGCTCTCAAGGCACTGAACAATATTCGTACACTTCGCGCACATGCTCGTGAAACAGATCTGACAACTCTGGAAGAGATGCTGGAAAAGCTCTCTGCTGTCGTTGAAGATCGCCGTGAGGAAGAAAATTCAGCCCGTAAAGAACAAGAAGAACGTCAGGCTAAACTGGAAGCCTTCCGCCAGAAACTGTTAGAAGATGGCATTGATCCGGCAGAACTCCTTGCTGCTGTTAGTTCATCCCAGCCTAAAGCCAAATCAACTCGTGCTCCTCGTCCTGCTAAATACAAATATACAGATGAAAATGGTAATGAGCAGACTTGGACAGGTCAAGGCCGTACTCCTAAAGCGATCGCTGCTGCTATCGAAGCTGGTAAAACGCTGGAAGACTTCGCGCTCTGATCACAATAAAGCCGTCAACCAAATTTGGCGGTTTTTGTTCTCTCCCAAAGAAAATCCTACGTGCGAAGAGAGGGTGTCGCTCTCGGCTATGAGAGAAAACCTCATCGAAGTGACGCCGGTATCGATAGCTCTATTAGCTCAGATTTGACCTGACACAGCTATCGCACAGATCTAAACCTAATTTGACAGGCAACTCCGTGCCAAGAGCGGACGTTAGAAGTATAAAAGCATCTTTACAAGCGGGTTGTTGGGGAGAGTTTTGTTGCGTTCGCCACAACTCTTGAGAATGCTGCTATTTATTATGGTAGTATTGACAGCTAAAATTTATAATGATTAGCGACTCAATAGCCAGTTCAAGCCAGATTTTGATGGGACACTAATGAAATCCTCCCGCACTATTGCGGTATATTCATACCCACTCGAGCATCTTTAGTGTTAACAAGGAATGAAATCGTGACAGAATTTCTTGAAAAAATGTTTGATCGTGTTTATTCGGAGAAAGACTTCAGCATTAACATCGCAATATTTGTCTCCGGAATCGCAGGAGTTACCTGTTATCTTATTCTTCGCGATTATGTACTGACTCTGTTTTCTTTTGTTATTATTTTTCCGGTTGTAAAGATTATTGCGGGAGGATTATATCTGCGAATTATTACCCGCAAGGGAGAGGCAGTTGCAGAAAAACGACTGGCAACGCTTTATAATTCTCTGACTGGAAGAGAAAAAGAAGTAGTCATGCACTTTGTGACGCATGGTGGTTCTGTTATGACATGGGGACAAATGAATAGGCTTGATGATCCTGAACCGGGTGTAGAATCTCTGGCCCGTCGTGGATTACTGAATACGTCCGTAACGATGGATGGTATGCGAGAAACGTTTGAACTAGATCTGACCCTCTTTAATTATGCATATAAGTATCACCCCCATCAGGAGAAGATGCTTACTTCAGAAGAATAAGAAATTTTTAATCTTTATGATGGAGATCTTAAACAGGATGGACGCCTCCCATCCCGTTTATTCAAAGGATGTAAGGTTTACAGTATATACTCCATGTAAGCGGATGAACAGAAATCTATTCCTCCATATTAGCAATAATGTTATAAATTAGGCTTGCCAATTCGGTTAACAATATCTTCCGCCTCTCACGCTATAATGCCAGAAGCATTATACATTATAAAACATGAGAGGCGGACAAGAATGCATCTTCAATCAAGGATTAATCTTAGTCATGGTTTGTTGCTAATATCTCTACAGTCAGGACAAGTGTTAGTCCCCTCCCCAAGCCAAGAACTCATTTCCTCTTCAGGCCATTCAGCACCACAAACATCACATGTGACTTCAATTGAGCCTGAGTCTTCGGCACCGCAATACGTACAACGATATCCTGAAGTAGAATCGTTATTTTGAATCATTGTCTCATGACCACAGTAATCGCAGATATATTCTTTCCAATTAACTAACTCAAAAAACTTTGGTCTAACCCCAAGAAATGCTGCTTTTCTAGCATCAGCTACATCAAGATAACCTTCATGAACATTATGCTCATATTCGTCAGAAAGTATATTATAGGAATTAGATATTTCCTTAGAAACTTCTTTATCTAGATCGTATAAACCAAATATATCAGAGAACTCAGCCAACCCTCTGACCAAACGCCCCATTGCCAGACGAACATATTTAATAGTAAACGAGAATTCGTAATGCTCAATTGAATTTCTAAGATCTTTCATCCAAGCGATATCATCTAGTAACTCTTTATCAACTAAGTCCACTGAGGTTATGCTACACTTTTCATGTGTAGCTATCGATATTGCTTGATCCAAAGTAATAGTATGAGGATTTTTATGTCCTTTAATAAGTTCTTCAAAGTCGAATTCTTCAGCCTCCATTTTATAAAAAGCTTCAATAAGATTGACTTTGTCACTTTTGGCACGCTCTATTACTGCTCTGTAGCATTTTGAAAAAATCAAGTTTTCGTCTAATGTTTGAATATACATTTTCAACGTCAACTCAAAACAATGAGACAAATGTAGTATAGCAAACTTGAAAGCTTTATAATCTCCATTTTCTCCTTGCTGGAATTTTTTGATGGCTTCATTAAAACTATCTAAAGCATTGGATTTTAGATCAAGTTTAAATTCCATTGTTTTCACTTACTTTACTTGAATGGTAGAATATTTTTACATAATTAAGAACGCTGCGCTATAGCATCGGAGGTACTAACTTCCGCTCCTCGCTCATAGCAGACTGTCAGATTTGATAGTGTGCTACCAGTGAAAACCACCAGATCAAGTCTGAGCTAATACAGATAGCCAATGATTTTAACTGCCCAATAGCCCCGTATCTTCTAAAGTCGTTGTTTCGACTAACAAAGCTCCCGTTGAGAGCGTTAACAATTTCATGAAGATCAATTCGGCGTGCCATTGCTATTCCCTGAATACTTGACAAAACTATTTTGAAAACAACCTTTTCCATAAAGTTTGTTTTTTATCAGTCAGTGATGAATTCGCCCATGAAGGATTCATCAGGTCACTTGGTAGCGAATATTTGTGATCATCCTCATCAACGACTACAGCATGTAGCTTCTCAGCTATCTGCAACATTTTACAGTAAAGGGCTTCGTCAGGATGTTTTGTTGAAATTCTTCCATCACTCCAGTCAAGCCAAGGTTCATCGAGTTCACTTTGACCACTCCATATGGCGAAAAAATCACCGTTCTTGTTATCTATGGATAGTTCTTTATCATCATTAACAAGCTGGAGCCATTCTTCACTACTGATTGGAACACTTGCGCTATCGAACCAATGTTCCGTTCTTACTATGTGAAGCTCCCAGCCCATAACCACCTCCATGTTTTTATATAGATAAGTTATTATACAGAACACTTATCAGTCAATGAGATCTTCTGGCGAGACTCGGTCACACGCCATTTTCTCAAGCATTCTTTGTAATCTTTTCATTTTCAACTTATGCGCTTTTTTCTCACCAATCTCCTGATAGTATTCTTCACGACGTTCGTTGACAACGCTCCTGAACTTTTTCAAAAGCTGTTCAAGTGTTTTGATGTCAGTAGTTACGGCTTCCGCTTGGATTTTTTTATACATATACATCACATGAAATTCATCAGTCATTTTTTGCTCCTTGGATAGAAAAATAATATTTGTTATCAGCCCCAAGAAGGGGCAGATAGACACCAGAACATATCAACATATTGATTCCGCCAGAACAGTGTAGTGCATTTTGGCTAATGCCTGCCTAACCTCTTTAAAATCCACCTCAGATAGTTTTTCAGCCGCGTTCTTTTTCCATGCTTTTTTCAGAAGATGCTTTTCAGCATTTCTCATCGCCAGATCGATTAGCTTACAAACAAACTCATGATCCATTACATGCGTTATAATCATATTACTGGTCGTTTTATCCTTTGAGTTAAAAAGCTCCGCATAGATATGCAAGGACACAACATAAAAGATTTTAGTAGTTTTATTTTTAAATGTATTCATTTTTATTTCCTCTTTAGTTTAATATTGGAATAGCAAAATATTTGTATAAATATTAGCGGTATACACACTTATAGATAATCCAAAGCTGACGAAGGTGTTGTTTTACCTTACAGTGGCTTACTTCTCCATAAATCCGATTCCTTTGGTTTTCTTCTGTGTCATCGTAAAAATGATATCTCGTTTTTTTAATGATACTTTCCATAATGTCATTCATATTGTATTTATTGTTGAGAAAATAATAAAAATCATCTGGTGCATTCCTCCGCAATCCGTCCATATAGCGCCTGAAATAACATTCGGCTTGTTCAATAAACTGTTTTGTCGTAATAAGCTCTATCTTCATATTTTTCTCCATTATTGTTTAGGATAATAAGATGCCCTGAGCGAACAGATATCTGTTCGACACGAGATCTTGTTTCTGTTTTTATGCTGCGTTCTGGCGTGAGTTTCGAATAGCCGCTTCAATCCATTCATCAATCTCACTTTCGACAAAGGCGACACATCTTGGCCCTATTTTTACTCTGTCTGGAAAGTTTCCTTCCTTAATACGTTCATATAAAGTCGTGCGACTAAATCCCACTCGATTTAAAACATCAGGAACGCGGATAAATCGTTTTACGCTGGTTTCATTATTTTCTTTCATTGTCTGTCCTCTATTATTGTAAGTAATCTCTATGAGATTTCGCTTTTCTCTATGTTGTTTCGACGTGAACAATGATAGCGATTTTGCTTATGACAATTTAGGGACGTTCAAATAAGTTTTTTTTGAAAAATTCGAAGGGGCACGGATGGAAAGATAACGGTTGACACTGGATGCGATCACGTTCGCACGGAGCGAACGTAACCCTTTTTACTTGGCTTATTTTTTCTTATTCCTGTCGTCTTCTACATGCTTTTCAACAGGGGAGTCTTTCAAGTGGTTGTTTTCCATCATGTAATCTTCAAGCGATTTCAGATAGCTCGCATCCGTCAGAAAAGCCATTGCTAACGGGTAATCTGTTGCCTTGAGCATTCCTTCATCACGATCGTTGTCGCTGTCCTCATGAAGCAACGAGGAAATCAGTGAAAGCGGGATTTTAATGCCGTTATCTTCTCCCCAGAAGATCAGGTCCATCATCGGGATAAGACGATATTCAATAATTTTTCTGAACGTGCTTTTGCCGAAACGATACTCTCTTGGAGCTGGAGACGTCATCTTAAGCTGCCTCTTCCATTGAGGGATCAGCACTTTCAGATGTTCAATGATCTCTTCGGTTGATGCTTCTTCCAGATGAATATCGACAGTAATGCGTGAAAGATTATTAAGGGATGTCTCTTTCAGATATTCGGACAGAAATTCAGACTGGCTTAACCCAGAGAGTTCAGGCGTGGCTTCGGTTAATGACAGAGTTTTCGCATAAAATTGCGCGTGGCTTCTTGTCGTAGGGTTTACCGCATAGGTTCTGGCAAGCTCATATCCAATGGTCTCAGTATCACCACTGAAAAAGATTTCACCGCTGAGGATCTTGTTGCGGTAATCATCCAGCATTAATCGGTTAAAGGTAGGTATGGTGTTCCGGCTCAACAACATTCTGTAAGCCAAGATGCGCCGCTCAACCTCAACATAAAACTGCTGTAAGGTGAGTTTCTCTATCGCCTCATAGCGTTCCACATCAAACCATGCTTCCAGTGCTTTCCTGATTTCACTTCTTTTCATCCATCCTCCAACAATCCATTTCCTTTGATATATCTTCACAGGATCCGTTTGGAACAATTGAAGTTCAACTGTTTTGTCATCAGAGACGGGGGAATGGCTAAGTTGTTGTTAAGAGTGTGAACTCGAGAGCATAAAAGTGGATGCCCGACGCGCGGCAAAATGGTAAAAAACAGCATCAGTAGTAAGAAAAATTGAGCGAGAGAAAGGAATTTTAATGCAGGGATTTATGCACGACAAAATCAAAAATGCTTTGTAAGTGATTGATTTTGTTGAATGATTGGCGGAGAGAGGGGGATTTGAACCCCCGGTAGAGTTGCCCCTACTCCGGTTTTCGAGACCGATGATACAGAGTCGAAAAATCAAAGAGTTAAAAATTTTTCTTGGAATAAATGTCTTAAAATCGTACACGAAAAATCAATAAATTACATAACATTAAAGAAGAATATTCCAAGCCTTCTTGAGGCCACCACCTGTTTTCAGGTGTCATTCAGACGTGATTTACCCCAGATTGGGTAAGCACGCTTTTTTCTCAGCTTATTCCGTTTTGCCTGTGTGTTGAATAATTCCACTGCAGTTATATAAAATCGGTAACGGCTGGAAATCATTCAATACTCGCACTATCGAAAGTTAACCAGCCAGCCGCAGTATCCTATCATGACAAGTTACTGCGGCTTTTTACTTTTTATATTTAACGGATCAACATCCAGATCAGCAGACACGCCACCACCGGCACAGCAAAATCCATCAGGCTTGCCACATCCCATGCACGTGGATCAAAACCGCCCCACCACGGCATGTTAATCCGCTTGCCATGCCCGAACATTTCAATCCAGCGATATTCTGCCTGGGTGTGTTCCCGCGCAATGAAGAATGTACAACCGGCTATCGCCCCGTAAGCCCAGTTTCCGGTAAAAAAACCAACCAGTACCTGCGCAGCCACAGCACAAAGCGCATGAAGAAAAGGTGTTATATCCATTTTCATCCTACCCAATAAAACGGGGCGCTCGGCCCCTTAATATTATTTAGACGCAAGCGCCGCCTCAATTGCAGATAATCTTTGTCTTAATTCTGCGTTTTCTTCTTCCAGTGCTGTTATTCTGTCGTCTGACTCTCTGGCTACCTGAACAAGCAAGCCAGTAACACCAGAATAATCTACTGTGTAATAACGTTCACCTTCTTCACCTTCCGATCCGCTTGCACCGTCCTGATATTTCATTGCGGAACCTACAACTTCTGGGATTGCTTCCAGAGCTTCCTGTGCAATGACACCAGCATAGGGCATACCGTTTTCTTTAAGCGTGTATGTATAGCCGTTCATTTTACGGATGCGGTCGGTTGCATTATCGATCACCTGAATGTTGTCTTTCAGATCCCGGTCGGAATGCTGGTTAAATGCGGTGGCATGACATGCACCATTAACGCTTAACATATAGGTGTTATCGGTATTTTTCTGCGCATAGAACATATAAGCGCCACCATCAACACCGACTTCATAAACAACAGGACGGCTGGTGTTGCCCCACAATTGAGCAGTAACACCAGCATAAGCGGTTCCCTGTGTGTTTAATGTCATGGTTGACCCATGATTGGCATATTTGATCTGTAATGTGTCGGTGTAATCAAATTTAATAAGCGCGTTACTTCCACGCTTGCTGTATGACATAAGGCAGTTACCCATTTTGAGGTATCCGCTGTCACCGGGAAAAATCATCGTACCGCCATAAAGGTTGGTAAAGTCCCAGCAAATGTTTGTCCCGTTATCGTTCAGGTTAAGGCGCGCCATTGCGTTACCTGGACTGTCTATCCATTTTTTGAGGTATAGTTCGCAATACGCATCCTCAACACCTGCCGTCCTGTGAGTTGAGCGGAGTTTTCTCCCAAATATAGCTCCGCTAGTTGGCAATACCTGCTGATACCATGAAGCAGACCAGTCACCAACGATTTCATCTTTGCTGTCTACATATAATTTTGTTGCGTAGCTTCCTTGATCGTTTTTTAATTTGCTAACGTCGGATTTTAGCGTTTTGATGTCATCAGGAATTACTGTCGATGTAGCCATTTTTCTTCCTCACATCCAGCCACGAAGTTGATGCTCAACAGCAACCACGTATTCATCGAATAATGACGATATTTGCGAATCATTAATGATGCGCACGTTTACAAAATATCCGTCTTCCTTAACACATACCGGTTCGCCATCTTCAGTCAGTTCTCCGGTTTCTTTGTACACGTTACCTATCACGTCAATAAGAATATCATCCTGCATCAACTCGTCATCATAATAGCCAATGCTCTCCATAAAGGCCGAAAAGTCGGCCCTGTCGGGAAATTTGAGTGTTAAATCTTTCATTAGATTGACTCCCCCACCTGAGCATCAGTCAATGCCTTGTGCCATATTCTGAAATTCCTTACATGACCAAATAAATGACGTAACCCGGCTGTAGTCTGGCCTCCAATACGGATAATTGCGGTGTTCTGAATACAGGACCATGTGGTTTTTGTTTCGCTGGATATACGCCCGTTACTTACTGCGCATGTAGACTGATCAGACTTTACACGCATCCCCATAACCATTTTTTCAAGTGATGCATTTTCGTTTATCCGTCTGTTAGACCCACCAATATCGCAATAAGGAAATCCGTCGTAATCTGCTGAAGAACCGAAGCCAAGAATAATAGCCGCTCCGGTTTGATGACCGCCGGTATCAAAAACACGCGGTGCTGCATTTGGCGTTTTATACCAGTTCTTATGTACCTCACAAAGAACCGTAAAAGGAAGATTATAAAGATTATTCTTAATGGGAACTGTGACTATATCGCTTGCGCGGGTCGCCGCCGTCGTTCCTGATATAATAAAAGATGATACACAAGGCCCATTTTCTACTTGTGGGGTGGCCAGATAAATATAGTCACCAGATACGGTTGCCCCGCCCTGCTTAGGAGAATACTGTATCTGAGAACCTATTTTTAACTCCCCATCAATTGCCTGAATTGTTGCCTCTGCAAAAATCCATCCGATAACTTCGTCCTTTCTGACTCTCGCTGTAATCCTTGAGGCAGCGCCGCCTGTCATATTAATTTCAAGCGTTTGTGTATCAATATACACATCACCAAGAAAAGTTGTTGCGCTACCGTCATATTTATCAAATCGGATACGCAACCTTACCTGCAGTTCTGTTTTAAAACGACATGAGGTTGTCACGTATTTATTATCGCCTGAGACATCAACTGACTTTGTTGCAGCAATTGATGCCATATTAATGGCTGAGGTTTGCCCAATCAGAGAATCGTTACAGACAAACTTTCCATAGGTAAAACCAAAACTATCCGTCCCGGTTTCGGGAACATCCATATTTGACGATCGCCCCCAACTGGCAGGGCTTTCCGAATTGAGCATGTAGTTCGTTCTTTGCCCCTCAATAAGCAGGCCATCACGTTCAAACCGTGGCTCGTCAATGGCAGCCTCTGTCAGCACACCAGATTTATTAATATAGGTTGCTTTCGATGCGCGTTTAAACTTAACAACCTTGTCGCCAGGCATCGTTATTTCATCATCACCAATAACAATCTTTTTATATGACGGCGAAAAGCCCGTAATCATATCCAGCGAATCGTTAAATGGTATCCACACATCAGGCAGCGGCTGTAAGACATATTTATACGGCTCCGCAGCCTGGCTTGCGTACTCTCTGGCTGCATCTTCGCTTGCTTTAGCTGCCGTCTGGCTTGCTGCCGATGCTTTCGCTGAGTTCGCAGCCGCTGTTTCGCTCACCTTTGCGTTGGTTTCACTGGTTTTTGCTGCTTTTTGACTGTTAGCTGATGCAGTGGCAGAAGCAGCAGCCGCGCTTGCAGAACCAGCTGCAGCACTCTCGCTTTCGGCTGCTGCATCCTGACTGCTTTTCGCCGCAGTTTCGCTGGCTTTGGCATTCGTTTCGCTGGTCTTCGCTGCCGTCTGGCTGGACTTTGCGTTAGTTTCACTCGTCTTCGCTGCTTTCTGACTGTTAGCCGCAGCAGTTGCTGATCCAGCAGCTGAAGTCGCAGAACCGGCTGCCGCGCTCTCGCTTTCGGCTGCTGCATCCTGACTGCTTTTCGCCGCAGTTTCACTGGCTTTGGCATTCGTTTCGCTGGTTTTCGCTGCCGTCTGGCTGGACTTTGCGTTGGTTTCGCTCGTCTTTGCGGCTGTCTCGCTATTTTTCGCGTTGGTTTCTGATTTTTTGGCTGCTGTCGCGGAGTTTTCTGATGCAGTCTGTGAGGTCGCTGCCGCCTGTGCACTATTAGCTGCATTCGTTTCTGAGGTTTTCGCCGCGTTCTTCGATGATGCCGCTGCAGTTTCGGATTTCTTTGCCGCCGCTGCGCTCTGAGAGGCGGCTTCGGCGTTGCGTGCCGCTTCTTCCACCATTTCCTCAAAACGACGCAATGCCTCCGGCATGACATCATCTTCCGTCATGGCACCGAGAAAATCATTCAGCGTACCTGGTCTGGAACCTTCATAGACGGTAATGGTTCCGGCATGTGAAGGCGGAAAACCTTCAACAAGCAGGATAACGCTGTACTGGCCATACTCAACATCCATGCTGTAACGCCCGGCTTCATCCGGATTTTCAGAGGCCACCGTGTTCACCAGTACCGTGGTGCTGTTACGCTTTGCCTTCAGTTGAATAGTGCAGTTCTGTATTGGTTTTCCCGCACCATCTTTCAGCACACCTGAGATTTTTACTGCTGCCATATCCACTCCACAAAAAAGCCCGCCTGAACCGGCGGGCTGTCATAACACTGTGTTACCTGGCTAATCAGAATTTATAACCGACACCCACGATGAAACCGTCAGTGCGCCAGTCACCACTGCCGGAACCTTCATAAGCAAGGTCAATGGCCACGGATTCGGTCGGGTTAAACTGCACGCCAGCCCCCCACGCCAGAGACGTGTTGCTGTGGCGACCGTCATCACTTCCGGTCAGCACATCGTGCGTTTTCCCCTTGTTGTCAGTTACGCGGAGATAATCCCCGGAGAAGGTCGACACACGGCTGTAAGCCATACCCGCCATCGCATAAGCACTGAACCATTCATTCACGCGTACAGATGGCCCCGCCATCATGCTGAACCAGCGGTTACGCACTGAATCTTCATGCCAGCGGGTATCGCTGTAATGCGTTTTTTGCTCATCTTTGGCATTGGCATAACTGAATGACGTCACCAGCCCCAGCGTGTCCGTAAATTCATAACGGTATTTCACATTAATGCCCTTCAGGTCATCGCTGCCTGGCATATCAGTATGGGTCTGAAGATACCCGGCGCTTAGTGTGGACTGATGCTCTGCTGCGCTCGCTGGCGTACCAGCGGCAACCAGCCAGACTACTGCGGACAGAATAACAGCACATAATTTACGCATAATTACCTCTCGCTTTTCTGCAATAAAAAAGGCGCCATTTCTGGCGCCCGTATCTGGGTTATAAAATTCAGCTAATAGTGATGCCTGCAGTGGCTTTCTTCATCACCACAACCAGCAAATCGCTGATGCTCGCAGTGGGATACCAGTCATTTACCAGCCATGCTGACACCGAAAACTCCAGCGTCATGTGACCGTGACCGGCAGGCATATCAATAACGCCACTGTAAATCAGCGTATTATCCAGCGCGGTACGGTTATAAATTTCAGCACCGTTTTTCCGCACTATCAGACGGCATGAGGAGTAAATATCAGTATGCTCTCTCTCATGTTTAGCGCCGCTGAATGCCACCGCCGGAATAACAATCTGCCGGTCAAACGGCTGATCGTCATAAATCCTGACGGTAATGGTCCCTGATGGCCACCGCTCCGGTGCACGGGAGTCCCGGGGGAAAGCTTTGCCCACTGTTTTAACGAGATCGCCTTCAATCTGGTTGGCGGACAATTTTCCCAGAACCCGACAGTTCTCGTTAATCGTGACGTTGTTGAGCGTCCCGGAGTTCGCATTCACGTTACCGCTGATATCGGCATTTTTCGCCGTCAGCCGCCCGTCCGGTGTCAGGGAAAATGCCGGAGGATTACCGCCGCTGGTAATGGTCGGAGCCGTCAGGCGTTTCAGGAACACGTCGTTCATGAATATCTGATCGCCCTGACCAACAAACATTGGTCTTGTGTTGCCATTAGACGGATCAATAAACGCGATACGGTTAGCGGCAACCAGGAACTGGCTCAGTTTGCCTTCCTCCGTATCCTCCATGCTGAGGCCAAGCCCCGCGACATAATGCCTGCCGTCTTCGGTCTGCTCAATTTTGACGCCCCACATGGCATTCCATTTATCGTTGGCGTCTTTCCACTCTTTCGAAAACTCCTCCAGTCTGCTGGCGTTATCCTCCGTCAGCTCGACTTTTTCCAGCAGCTCCTTGCCGAGATGGGATTCGGTTATCTGGCCTTTGAAAAAATCCAGGTAACCTTCCGCATCATCGCTCGCCCGACCGACAGCCTCCACGAATGCCGATTTGCCAACGGTGTTCACACTGCGGATATAAAAGTAATAATCACGACCCGGTTTGATATTGGTACTGGCGGCTATCCAGTACAGCGCCGTGCCAAGATAGCGGGCTGTGGTTTCAACCTGTCTGATATCAGCAACCCGCTTTTCCGAGAACCAGAACTCAAACTGTACCGTCGGGTCATAAACGGCAAGATGCGGCGTGGCGGTTATCTGAAAATAGCCCGGCGTCAGCTCAATCCGCGACGGTGCTGCCGGTGCGGCAATCCGGAACGATACCGATGCCGGATCGCCCTGCTGTCCCCACGCATTTGCCGCCCGGACTGTCAGCCTGTAGTTTCCCAGCGCCAGCTGCCTGAAGCGGTATGTGTTTTCCGTCGTCCTGGCCGTGCTGACCAGCCGCTCACTGCCGTCATCCGCTGCCACGGTCAGGCGAAGCAGGAAGCTCACGCCCTTCACCACCTTCGGCGTATCCCAGCGCGCCAGCACCTGGTATTCCCCGCTGTCTGCGGTGACTTCGGCGGTCAGGTGCTGCACCGCTGGCGGCGTGACACCATTCACCGTGCCGCTCTGGTCGCCGTCAAAGTGCGCCCCGTTATCCACGATGGCTTCTTTTTCCGGTACATGCTGCACGGCAGTGATGGCATACGTGCCGTCATCGTTCTCACGGATACTCACACAGCGGAACAGGCGCTGACGCAACGTCGGCAACTTCAGCCCCCACACACTGTATTCTGCAACGCCGTCAGGAACCCGATTCACTTTCACCTTAAGTCCGTCGGTGACGGACTGAACCTCCACGCTGACCGGATTACCACTTCCGTCAACCAGGCTTATCAGCGTGGTACCGGAGGATGGCAGCGTGATTTCACGGTCGAGCGTCAGTGTCCGCGTCTGGCTGTTCACCGCCAGCACGCGCCCGCCGATGCTGATCCCCGCATAGTCATCATCACAGATTTCAATGACATCCCCCGGTACATGGCGAAGCCCTTCTGCACCCACGCTGAAGTCCACGGTCTGCGTTTCCAGTAGCTCCGTTTTAATCAGCCACAGCCCGGCGCGGTGTGCCTGCCCCCGGCTGGTACAGCCAAAGGCATCCATCTTCGTGACGTTACGACAGTAACGGGCAATGGCCTGCGTGTCCTCCACAAGCTCTGTCGCCGTCTCCCAGCCGTTATCCGGGTCAATCCAGTTCACCTCAACGGCATTATGGCGGTCCTTCAGGGCGCTGAAGCTGTAGCGGAACGGCGCGCCATCATCCGGCATCACCACATTACTGCGGTTATAGGTCCACACCTTATCCGACGGTCGGTCCTGCACGAACGTCAGCGTCTGCCCGTTCCATACCGGCATACAGCGCATCGCCGAGCAGAAATCACTGAGAACATCCCACGCCTTACGCTGTGTGGTCAGGTAGGCATTACAGGAAATGCGCGGCTCCGTGCCACCAAAACCGTCCGGCACCGACTGGTCGCAATTCTGGCCGATGACATACAGCGCCCATTTGTCCACATCCGCCGCACCAAGACGTTTACCCATGCCGTAGCGCGGGTGGGTCAGCATATCCCACAGACACCAGGCCATGTTGTTGCTGTATGCTGGCTTAAACGTTCCGTCCCAGATACCGCTGTA